TGATTTTGTAGATTGCGCCACGGTCACCTGAGTAGCCTGCCGCGTAGATGGCGTTCTGACCTGAAGCGAAACTAACCCAGTTCCATGTTGATATCGGGTGGGCGTAGTCGTCGCCGCCGATGTTTCCTGTCGGGTCGTAATACAGGTCTGTTGCGGATGAAGATACGCTATCTCCGCTGACTATTAGATGTCCTTTAACGAAGTCGACATAATATAGTTGATGTCCGTAAGCGACATTGGATGCGGTGTGTGACGAGTTAACTTTCCATAGACCGTAACTGTTTGTTGTGCCAGCGTATGTTAAATAAATGTTTGTGCCATCTGACGCAATATCTCTTGGGGTGAGTGCAGGTAGCCCTGACACAGAATTCCATGTTGGTGACGCATCAAACGGGTTAGATGAATACCTGACCGCTGTACCATCTAACATATATAGTTCGTTATTTGCTACAACCACTTGCAGATTGGTGTTCGCTGACGACTGTGATTGTTTAGTTGCGTTCAGTAATGTCAACTGTCCTTTAGCCCAAGGGTTAACACCTTTGCTAGAGTAGTAACGGTAATCTTGACCTTCGGCTGTGTCAGCATATTTTTGTCCAGCACCGTAATGCCATGACGATTCACCTCGACGCCATAACCCTTGAGGGTTGATAGCAGCCTCACCTGGGCTTGTTGATTGGTCTACAGAGTCACGGACACGCGGTTCAAAACCTCTAGTGAACGTGCCTGCTTTGAAATCGGGAAGGTATGGTCTGCCGTTGATGGCAACTGGGAAAATGTCTGGGACAAGTTGTGTTGTTGTACCACCAGCGAAGAACCGTGGCGCTGGGCGAAAAGCGTCAGTGAATCTTAGTAGTGCCATTGGCGTTTAATCTTTAGATAAGAATGTTGGGTATGCCCTTGCTAGGCGTGCTGCTTCTGCTTGGATTCGGTCGCGGCGTAATCTAATTAAACTTGCTGTGCTGTTACCTATCGCCCCAATTGTTACTTCTTCTGCGCGTCGTGTGTCGCCTTGTGATTCTGTGAAGTTTCGTTTAATTTCCCTTGGAGACATCAATCGTATCTGTGTGCCTAATATCACAATGTCTGTCACTGTTTCTTGCACACCACAAGTGCTATTGATATCGGTTGCTTCCGCTGCTACCGCGGTGTATGCAGCCTTGTAAACAATGCGAAGACGACCAGGGAATACTGATTGGTCGAAACGTAACGCAAACCCTGAAGCAAAATCGTCTGTTGGCATATCGCGGATAAGACGTATTTTGCGGGCAATAGGGTAATCGTCTGTCTGATATCTGACTGATACCGTCAACAAATCTATAATGTTTGTTACCGCTGTAAGGTTTATCATCGGGTCAGAACCGTTATAATCTAGGTTCATAGTTTTCACTTGGAACAAACCGTTCATTGGTGATGACAAATCTGAAAGTTCATCGTTCACCGCTTCAAGTACTTGCGCTCTTGGGAACCGTGGGTTGACGGTTATGACTGCCCCAGCGGTATGAGCGGCAGCGGTACTATTATTGAAACCTCGTTCAACTTCTAAAGTTTTGGTTGCAGGGTCAGCAGACCATATGTACATTAACTCTGAATCTATTTCACAGATTTGACCGCTCCGCAATCCTTCTAATGGATAGGTGACTACAACACTCGTACCTACTGAGGTGAGTGTTGTTGTCAGTAGGTTGCGGGCTTCTACCGTTCCAGATAAAAGTTGTCGCAACGTCCTATCGATGACGACTGCTGCGGTTGTCATTTACTTCTTTTTCTTAGCCTTCATTTTCATCGGTTTGCCAGTTTTCTTTGCTGCTTTTTTAGCGGCTGCCATTCCTGCAGCGCCGTATGAGAATTCTTTTTTTCCTACCATTGGCATATTATTTGCCTTTCTTGTTGCGTGTGGATATTGCTTTAGCCTTAGAACGTGCATCGGCTTTCGACGAAGCACCCCAAGCCTGTAAAGATAATAGCAGTCTTGTTGGTTTGCCTTTACTATCTCTTTCAGGTCCTGGCATGTTGCCCATGCGTGCAAGGAATGATGCGCGTCGCGGGTTGTCACCTGCTTTAACTGGTGCTTTCAAAGTGCCACCCGTGTATGAGGCACGCCCTTTAGCGTTCAATCCACCTTTAGGATTCTTGCCTTCTTTGCGTTGCCATGCTGGTGTTGCCATTAAATCTCCACTAGGTTCCCTGTCGTTTTAAGGACATCGCGAATGTTCAATACTACATTATAGGTGATACCAGGTTTTAAGTCTATGTGATGGGCGCCAATGTCGGCTTTGATTCGTTTCAAAACTTGGATGTCGCATCGTGGTTCGAACGGTTGCCAGTCTGGTTGCACTAGCACTTCGGATGGTTTAACTATTTGTATCAGTTGTTTCGCTGCTGTTCCCCAGTTGAAGGCAGCGGATTGGGGTGCTGTGAGTTCTGCTTTTTTGCGGTACTTGGTGCGGTTGTTGTATATGTCTTTGATGGCTTCGGCTATTGCTTCAGGGTTTGGTTCATCCCAGTCACCCATGTCTTGCCACACCCCTTTAGCAGTTGGGACACTTGTTGTAGGGATTCGGTGGGTTGCTAATTCTGAGAACTCTTTATGCCCGTGGGCGTCGGAAAGTATTGTGGGGATACCAGCGGATATCGCCTGTAATGGCATCAACCCGAATCCTTCTCCTCTGGATACTGATATGAACGCATCAGCGGATGTGACCAGTTCGTATTCTTCTTCAACTGTCATCCATTCTCTGTGGACAACAACATTGGGGTAAGACAAATCTTGTGGGGCGAACAGATGTGGTGGCACTATTTTGATGTGCAGTTCAGCGTCAGGTAGTTGAAGTTTGTTGAACACTTCTAAAACTACATCCAATCCTTTTCGATACCATTCTGACCCGCCGCATAACAATTTGAATTTGTCTCCAGGTTGATACGTTTGAGGTTTCCAAACTGTTCGGTCTACACCTAAAGGGATTACATGAACGCTGTCATGGAATCGGGAGAACAGTTCCCAGTTGTGCATACTTGGTACTGTGACTGTTTTGAATTCTTTAAGATAGTTTGAGAACTGTGGTGGTAGCCAGTTTGTTTCCCACATTGTTAACAGGTGAGGGGTTTGGGTTTTGTGCCAGCCTTTGATAAGGTTCGGGCGTAACGCGAAGATGGTATGTTCGGCGTTTTCGTTGAGGGTTAGTTGTTCGGATAGTGCTTGGCGTAACCCTTGCACCATTTTGCCGTAACCGATTTTGGGGATGTTAACCCCAGCGAGGTTTAGATATCTGGAAGTATCCCTGTCTCCACTTGCCATGGTTCTTGTGCTCGCCTTTCTACTTCTGCGGCACCATCAATTTTCTTTGGTTGTAATCCGTTTGCGCGTAGCCGTTTGTACGCTGGCATATCTTTTTTCCAGCCGCGTTCTGTGGCGTTAACTTCGGCAACTCTCGCACCTCTTGAAGTTGTGCTGTTTGTCCCTGTTCTAATCCCTGCCACCTTGCAACCGAAACATCCTTCGACGTCTAGGCTGGGGTGTGTTTCCCTATGTTTCACGTTATATAACTCCCGTATCCTGCTGCTGTTAGTGATGCTACTTCACTTGCTGTGACCTCATTAGCATGACCACCGTAATACACTTTTGTGACGGTTGTCATATCTGACGGTTGTCGTTCTACATAACTCAAATTTGTTAGCAGATAAACATTGCGACCACGCGGCGACGCTGGGATATGTGAACCCAAAGTGTTTGCCACACGATGTTCTTTCGGTAGGTACTGTCCATCCATGTACTCGCCAACAATTACAGGGACAACAAAGTTATCTGTAGGTGGGTTAAATATAGCCATTAAGTGATGCTCGCTCCGTATCCTGCTGCTGTTAACTCTGCAACTTCTGTGTCGGTCAAGAAGTTATCATGCCCACCGTAATACACTTTTGATATAAGTTCTGGTCTGCGTGGGTCCGTTATCTGGTATGAGTTATCAGTTAACTTAAACAAGTTGTATGCCCGTATCCCTTGCGGGGTGTGCGCGAACAGACTCTCTGCGCCTTCAGGGTAACGCGGGGCAAACGAGTAGTCGCTTGTCACTTGTATACGGAAAATGTGCGACTTAACCCAACCGCTATCTGCTTGTGTGCCTGCACCTGAACCTGTTGCTGTGCGTCGTTCGATTCGTGCGCCGACAGTCACCGCTGAACCTGTCGCAGTATCTGACGCTGTGCGTATCGCTACAAGAAGATATGTGCCTGTACCAGAACCGTCTGCTGTGCCACTCGCGGTGCGTATATTGATTACTAAATCATCAGCATTACCTGAGCCAACAGCGGGACCTGTAGCGAAACGGACTTTAATTGGATTTATTGATGCTGTCCCAGAACCAGTACCAGAACCTGTAGCAGTCCTCGGAGAAACGTGTAGCCCTGTGGAATCCATGGTGCCAACACCAGAACCTGTAGCAGTTCTTGAGACAACCCGCGCCCCAATTGTTATATCACTTCCTAAACCAGAACCAGTCGCAGTTCTTAATGCGATATGCAATCCGATAGCAACATCAAATACTGACGCCCCACCTGAACCAGATGCAGTTCGCAAATTCTTTCGAAGGCTACTGTCATTTGAAGTACCTACACCAGAACCTGAAGCAGTTCTAACACCAACCACAATTCTTACCGCAGTAGCACTACCAATCCCACTACCTGTAGCAGTGCGCTGTAGCACAAGATTCGCAGACGATGAAGATGTACCAGAACCTGTAGCAGTAACCCGAATAGTTGCAAACGGATTTTCACCAAGATAGAAACGACCGCCAGTAAGGAAAGGGAAACTGAAATCGGTGAGTTGACCTAACCGTGTTTGTGACGCACCATGAGCAACCTCTGATGTGCCGTTACCAGAACCACTAGCAGTACGCGCTCTTACTGTTACAAACGTTAATCTATAAAACGGATTTGTGGTAACAAAAGGTTCCGTGAAACCTAACACCAAAGTAGTCATAAGGGGTTATCCCCTGCGACTAATCGAGAGACAGCGTAAGCGCAGTAATTTGGAAAGTATCCCCAGCAGTAACAGCCGCCGAAGACGACAAAGCACCAGTCCACAAAGCGTTACCACCAGTAGAAGCATCCCACAAAGACCAATGAGTATATGTTTCAGTTGAAGCAACATTCGTCCACTCAACAGTTGCAGATGACGCAATAGAACCAGAAGCAGCCGAAGCCCACGAAACAGATTTGCGTGTGGTTTCTCCAGCAGCAGCAGTCGTAGCAGCCTCACCTGGGTCTGCTGTGTGCAGTTTCAAATAAACAGTTGTTGGCATGGTCCACGCAGTTTTACCTGTGGTATGTTCAAGAATTTTTAATTCAGCATAATTAGATATAGACATGAGAACCTTTCAACAATAGAAGTATAGCAAAGCCCCCTGCCGTTTCGGACAGGGGGACTTTACCGAACTAAGTGTTACGAGTTAGTGCCGATTGACGAAGCCGATTCGATTCGACGAAGCGAAGCCTCGCGGAAGCGACCGTAGCCACCAAGCCAATACCAACCAAGTGGTTGCAAACGCATCAAAATATCTGTCACGTTACCGCGAACGATTTTTGGTACTGCGCCGTTTCCGTCTTGTGTTGCGTAAGCCTTAGCAAGTGCTTGACGACCCATGATGTGTGTGCAATAAGCATCAATCGTTCCAGTTGTGCTGGTACCGTTCGATGCGTTAGTGAACACCTTGGCGCGAGAGGTTTCAACGAATCGGACAGATTCGAATTTACCAATCTCACCATTGTAGATGCCCTCTGGGTTGACATAGTTTGCTGGAGTACGCCATGCGGCTGCGTCCGTTGCTGAACGGAAGTCGTATGAAACGTCTGGGTGGATGAAGCCGATGTAAGAACCATCAAAGGTTGCTACGTTCGCGCCACGAAGTTGTGCAGTAACTTTACGCACATCATCAGCAGCAAGAATGTCATCTGTTGAGATGGATTCGCGGCTAGTTGGGGTTGTTGCACCACCTGTAGCGTAAACTACGTTGGTTCCTGCTGCAAGAACTTCACGAACAACTTGGTCGATTGAATCGCCAGCGTTGTATCCGATGATGTTCGCTGCTGCTGAGTCAACATCCAAGAACGCTGTTCCACGCAACTTGGCAGTTGTTACTACCGCGTTACCGTATTCGCTCAAGGTTACAGTGACCTGGCTGTCGGACAACGCTACTGGAGTTACGTCTGTAACTTCGTTCAGTGTCGATGTCGCGGCTGCGATGTCTGCAAAAATTGTGAATGTGACACCAGTTCCAGGCATTGCCTGTTGTACTGGTTGTACGTCTGCTGCTTGGTCAAACA